TTTCATATATCCGTCAGGTACATTCGCAACAAGTAACAACGGTTTATTTGCATTGAGCGACTCAACACTTATATCATTTAACACTTTAAATCAAATTATATCTGTTAATTTAACCAATTTGACAACAACAGTTTTATTTAGTTTACCTGCGGGTAGGTCAATTGCGGGAGATATAATATACACAACAAACAATAGATATATAATTGTCAACCGAAGTATATCCACATCTACCACATTTGTTTCTCAATTTGATTCATCGGGTAACCCAATGGGTGAAATGAGTATGGCAAGTATTACATTAGTTAACGGAAGTTTATTTATTTATAATAGTGAATTATATATTCAAAGGCAGTCCACCCCTCCACATAATTATAAATTAACATTCCCATCAACAATAAGTCCTGTGTTAAGTACCGCCACAGTAACATCACTAGGATTTGCTCAACCACAAAACTGTATAAGTTTTGATTTTCCTGTTTCACCAACACCTACTAAAACAGTCACCCCGACAAAAATACTATAGAATTAAATTAAAAAGATAATTATATTAAAAACATGTTGCAAATTATAACCATAGAAAGTGTCCATTTTGATGGTGAAATTGCGCAAATTTTATTCCAACCGTTTAATTCCGAACAAATAATTAATTTAGGTTCGGTAACATTACCTTATACATATGAACCCCCTATCGGTGTCGAAATATATGGTACTTACACGATATTGACACAGGAAGACCCGAGCTGCCCTTATTACATTACCGCACCTTATCCCACACCTACTAACACCCCAACTATATCTTTAACAAAATCACAGACACCGACACCATCAATTACAAGCTCACCAACTTTAAGTTTAGACCCATGTAAAATACCATTAACACCCTCATCAACAGTTGAGCCAACTCCGACAAATTCAATAAAACCAACAAGAACTCCAACACCTACTAATAGTAAAATACCTTGTAGTCCTGACCCAACTCCGTCAAATACTCCAACTCCTAGTATAACAAGAACTAACAAGCCAACTAGAACTCCGACCAAGACTCCAACTAAAACACCTACCAGTACTCCTTCTAATACCCCAACTATTAGTGTCACATCATCCAACACTCCTTCTAATACACCCACAAAAACAATTACAAAAACTCCAAGTTCAACAGTAACAAAAACACCAACCAATACCCCAACAAAAACAACCCAACCAATTGCCCCAACAAAAACCCCAACTAAATCTGTTACACCTACAATCACAAACACAAAAACCAATACCCCGTCAATAACTCCTACTAAAACACCAGCATCAACGACAACTCCTACAAAAACTATAGAACCAACCGCAACTCCACAGTCAATTGCGTCTTGTAATGATACGGTAAATATTAGAAATGGTAGTAGTGGTACTTACACGTATGAAGTAGAATTTGGAAATGATACAGGACCGATTAAATTAAATTATAACGCGGTATCGGTACCTGATAGATTTACTGTAGTATGGGATGGAATTGAAGTGATAAATACAGGATTTGTTGGTTCTCCGACTTACGATTCACAATTAAATGCTCTTGGTTACCCTGGTGTTAGTGGTCCGGGTCGAGGTGTCGCCGCGTTCACCAAATCGTCCTCAACCCCAACTAGTGCATTTATAACAATATTAGCACCACTCCCCGGTACTGCATGGGATTTTAGTTTCTCATGTCCCGTACCTCCACCAACTCAAGCCCCTACCAAAACACCTACTTCAACTCGAGGAGCAACACCGACACCAACAAAAACATCCACTCCTACCAATACTTCTCAAGCGGCCCCACCACCTACTAAAACTCCAACTAAAACTTCAACACCAACAATGACAAGAACTCCGACAAATACACCAATAGGTCAGACACCAACAATGACAAGAACTCCGACAATGACTAAAACCCCAACGGTTACGCCTACATATACTTCGAGCGTAAATTGTTTCTGCTATAGAGTATTAACTAACCCAGGTATTGCTGTTGGTAGTTTATTTTACTACGACTGTTACACATCTCAATATGAGGAATCTCAAGTCTTATCGTCTAATACCACCACAACAATATGTGTACAATCTGGTTTCCAAATCTTTGAGAGTGGAGCGTATCCTGTATTAGTCGGTAATTGTTATGGTGGGCAGTGCATTCCTCTTACATCCACACCTACAACCACTAAAACTCCAACTAAAACAATTGCACCATCTAGAACTCCGTCACACACTCCAACTAAAACCCCAACTCAAACTAGTTCTGATATTAATTTATCTTTGGGAGCAATATTCGGACCTGGCTCAACTATTATTGATTATGTATTGAGTGCTAGTAGAGTTTTATCTGAAACAATAACACTTTCATTCACAAATACTATTGGTGTAATAGTTGGTTCACCAATTCAAGTTATCACGGGTGTAACAATAACTTCAGGTATGACTAGTGGGGTTACTCGAGTTACATTGGTTAACGATTTTTATAATCTATCCAAAATAAATTCATATTCAGGAATAACTTTAAACGGAAGCGGAGGAACATTTAATTACAACATAACTGAAACATCCATTTTCCCAACTAATACTCCAACACTAACTAAAACACCAACTAATACGCCAACCGTTACTACAACAAGAACTCCCGCCGCAACCCCAACAAAAACAATTCCACCTACTCAAACTCAATTCCCTGGACCAACGTCTACTCCAACACAAACCCCAACTTTAACAGTTACAAAAACTATACCTCCAACTAAAACCCCAACTAGAACAGTAACTCCTACTTTAAGTATTAGTCCAACTATAACTAAAACACCAACAGTAACAAGAACAAATACACCAACACCAACTAATACCGTAAGTATAACCCCTACAATAAGTAATACACCGTCTATTACACCTACAATAACCGACACCCCAACAAATACACCTTCTATAACCCCTACTAAAACATCAACACCTTCAAATACACCAACAAAAACTAGTACCCCAACAAATACGCCAACAAAAACTAGTACCCCAACAAATACGCCAACATTAAGTATAACACCAACAATAAGTAATACACCGACAATTACACCAACACCGGATTTATATCCTCCAATAATTAATGGTGTTGATGTAACAATTACAATTACAGGTACTTCGGTTCAAATAGTTAATACGAATTTCATATATAATCGTATTTGGGTTTGGGATGGTCCGACTAATAACGCCGGTGATTTCCTTAATGAGATTGCACCTGGAGGAGGAATAGGAGATTGGCTTCCATTATCATTATTCACAACAGGTAAGATTGGTTTGTCTTATGTTGCACCTCCTACATACCAAACTTGTTATAGTATATACACGTTAGATATGGTAGATTGTTTGGCTCCATTACCAACTAGAACCCCAACAACCACACCAACACCAACACCAAGTCCAATTTAACATTTGACAACCTAACCTTCAATATTTATAATTGATATAAAGGTAAATGTCGTAATTTCGCGGCAGCCAATAAACCAATCAATTATGATAAGTCAAGAAGAAATTAAATCGTTTCTAGAAGGAAACGACCCCGAAGAACATATCGTTGCCATAGAATTCGACTATGTTTCCGATTCTATATTCAAAATCAAAGAAATCCCTGGCAAAGGAAAAGAAATTAAAAAAGATACATTCGTAGCTTTCGCGTGGGTAGGTGACCTACGTGGTCTTAACTTTTATCAATCATCAAAGGCCTTACAGAAAGAAGCCATGTCCAAGTACGGGATTATGATTGATAAACTCGAAACGGGGGATAATGACCGTATGGAGGAAGGTCTGAAGTTTATGGTTAAGTCCTTAAAGGGTTATCGCTCTCTCATTCAGTTTTTCAGAGATGGTGGTGTTGACCCGTGGGGAGAAAGAACCAAAGACCTAATAATGATACTACCCCCCACCGAACAGTATCTCATCTCACGAGAAAAAAGATTATTCAAAGGATACGACGAATACAATGACATCACGAGGTTTGTATTCGACTTAGAGACAACCGCACTCGAACCCAAAGACGGTCGTATATTCATGATTGGTATCAAGACAAACAAAGGATACCAAAAAGTAATTGAGTGTTCTAATGAGGACGAGGAACGTCGTGGTCTTGTAGAATTCTTTAATATCATTGATGAATTAAAACCAAGTATTATAGGAGGTTACAATTCGGCGAACTTCGACTGGTATTGGATATTCGAGCGTTGTAAAGCTCTGAACCTCGAAATTAAAAGGATTTGTAAAACACTTAACCCAAAATATACAATTAAGGAAAGTGAGAACATGCTCAAACTTGCCAACGAAGTTGAAAGATACAACCAAGTTGGAATGTGGGGTTATAATGTAATTGACATTATACATTCTGTACGGAGAGCTCAAGCAATCAATTCAAGTATCAAGTCTGCGGGTTTGAAATACATTACCCAATATATTGATGCCGAGTCCGAAGACCGAGTTTATATTGACCACACCGAGATTGGTCCGATGTATTCCAAAAAAGAAGAATATTGGTTAAACATTAAGAACGGAAAATACAAGAAGGCAAATAATCCTGAGTTTGATAACTTGGACGCAAGATTTCCTGGTACATACATTAAGACAACAGGTGATGACATTGTGGAGAGATATCTTGACGATGACTTGGAGGAAACATTATTGGTTGACGAAGAATTCAATCAGGGTACATTCCTTCTCGCTTCACTTGTACCAACAACTTATGAGAGAGTATCCACTATGGGTACAGCTACTTTGTGGAAGATGTTGATGCTTGCGTGGAGTTATAAACACAAACTCGCAATACCAAAGAAACAATCAAAGACAGATTTTGTGGGAGGATTGTCACGACTACTGAAAGTAGGATACTCAACCAAAGTATTAAAGCTCGACTACTCGTCACTTTATCCTTCAATCCAACTTGTACATGATGTGTTTCCTGATTGTGATATTACAGGAGCGATGAAAGGTATGTTGTCATACTTCCGTAACTCTCGTATCATGTATAAAAACTTGGCGGCCGAGTGGTATGATAAAGATAAAAAGACATCACTCAAATACGATAGAAAACAGTTACCGATTAAGATTTTCATCAACTCAATGTTCGGAGCCTTGTCGGCACCACAGGTATTTGCGTGGGGTGATATGTATATGGGAGAACAGATTACATGTACAGGAAGACAATACCTTCGTATGATGATTAAGTTCTTTATGAATAAGGGTTATACCCCCCTTGTAATGGATACCGATGGTGTTAACTTCTCAAAACCTGAAGGTGTGGAGGATAGAATTTATATTGGTAAGGGTCTAAACTGGAAAGTTAAGGAGGGTAAAGAATATCGTGGTGATGATGCTGACGTTGCCGAGTTTAACGATACATTCATGAGAGGTGAAATGGCGTTAGATACTGACGGTACTTGGCCATCTTGTATTAATCTCGCTCGTAAGAACTATGCGGTTATGGATGCGAAGGGTAAAATTAAACTCACGGGTAATACAATTAAGTCAAAGAAACTCCCACTTTATATTGAAACGTTTTTGGACAAAGGAGTTAAACAATTACTCGAAGGTAAGGGTCAGGAGTTTATCGAGTGGTATTATGAATACGTTCAGAAAATTTATGATAAACAAATCCCACTCATGAAAATCGCCCAACGAGCCAAGGTTAAGTTAAGTATTGAGGATTATAGAAAACGTTCGAAGGAAAAAACAAAAGCGGGTAATGAGATGTCAAGGATGGCCCACATGGAACTCGCAATTCGTGATAATATTGCGGTGAATCTTGGTGATGTTATATATTATGTTAATAACGGTGTGAAAGCGTCTCACGGTGATGTTCAGAAAGTTAATGATAAGATGTCAAAGAAAGAAAAGGATGAGTACAGAGCAAAACACGGTAAAGAACCGGTATTAGGTTCTCACATTCAACTTAATTGTTATCGTCTCGACCCAAGTGAGTTAGAAAACAATCCTGATATGACAGGTGATTACAATGTGCCGAGAGCGATAGCAACATTTAACAAACGTATCGAACCGTTGTTGGTTGTCTTTAAAGAAGAAGTACGTGACGGTTTGATTGTTGATAATCCCGAGGATAGAATGTTCTTTACCAAAGACCAATCAGAATTGATTAATGGATTACCATTTGAGAAGGGAGACCAAGATACGTTGGAAGAAGTTTTGACAATATCTGAACCTGAAATGAGGTATTGGGAAAAACGAGGATTACATCCTGATTACATGTACGAACTTGCTTCTGAAGGGTGGAAAGAAAAATTAATCCATTTTGAGACCATCGGAGGACAGAACGTACCAATGGTTACCAATGTTAATTAATTCTACACAGGCACCTTTTTTCATTTCGATTTCCTCGTAGTATTCATCAATGAGACCCGAGTTTGTCTTCAATAAAGTATTAGTAAGTGATTTAATAATAAGATGAGTAGTTGTAGTCCTGTCTAAAGTTAGTTGGCAGGATTCAACTTCTCTAACTAAAATTATATTTTCACCATTTGTGGTATATTCTGACTCGGAGATTGTTTTAATATTTAACTCACTATCAGTCGCAACAGTATATGTTGTTTTATCACCAACTATTTTTCTAACGATATTAGATTTCTGCATAATTAGATAACGTAAATTTGTCTTGGCATTGCTGTGAGTTTCTTAATCTTGTTAAGATTTTCAGCAATCAACGCCTCTCTCTCCATTACTTTTTCAGGTTTAAGCCTTGTAAGACGACCTTCGGCACCTGTTAATTCTTCAATTAATTTTGTTTTTTCATCTTTGGCTTCGGTTGCTAAAGATTGATAATCCATTGTTAATTCAGAATCAGGTGTTTTGATGTTACCACTAAACTTACCACGAATTCTAGATAAAGTTTCTTTGGCGTAAGCAAAGAACCAACGACGAACCCAAATTTGAGCCGGATTATTTAAATCAACCCAATCAATTTTATTAAATGGTACATCAGAAGGTAATTTAATAATATCAGGATTATCCTTTAAACATTTATCTCTATCAGGACCACCAGCATCATAATACCAATACCATACCTTACCTCTCATCAATGTGGAGTTACCAAAGTCAAATTTACCACCAGGTGTATTCATTAAGTGAATTGCCTTTTTACCTTCAGGTAAAGCGGTAACTCTATAAGTTAATTCACCGGCTATAATCCTTCTCTGAATATTAATTTCCTGCATTCTTAATAACATATCGAATGCGGGCATCATAAAATATGAACCTGACATACCCATTTGTGCGAATCCACCAGGACCCCCAAAACCACCACCACCTAAACCTCCAAAAGTCCAAGGGTCAAATAATAAGTTATTTAATTCTGATGGTGTAAACCACAACAATTCGTTTAGTTCACGACCTGCGGGTATTTCATATATTTGTTGGTTTGGTACAAGTTGTATATAATCTTTTTGTAAAACCCAATCACCACCGGCCTGAAGACCAACTATTTTAGAATATGCGTAAGTGTATCTTTCCTCAAAACCTTGGCTTTTAGTGATGAAAGCTTTAGCCAAAGATTGGGTATCTAAATTTAGATTATACAATGAAGTCCATTGACTCTCAATCAACCAATCTTGGATGTATTGTGAATAATCGTCAATAGATAGTTGTAAAAGTGAGTCGAGTTGCTCGTCCTCTAATTCAACACTACGTAACGGAGCTCCTAACAAGTGTTTTAATCTTGTATATAACTCACTTCTTTCTGGTTCTGCGATTACGGCCATATTGGTGTTTTATATATAAATATCAACCCAATGTATAAATTAAATTGTTCTTATCGAATGTGTAATTACCGTCAACAATTTTTGTATCCGAGTTATCAAATACTAAAATACCATCAGGACCACCCTCAAAAATAATCCAATCAGTCGAATAAACTTTTACTTGTCCTGTATCTAACATTGAAACCAAATTTTCATCGACAACTTTAACCGTTTTATATGGTTTTATTTGAGCGGTATATTCTTCACCATCAATAATGATGATACAATCAACACCCATTATCATGTCAGATTTGGCACCTAACTCGCCAATCTTTTTAACATTTTTGTCTCCGAATTTTTCCTTGAGTTTCTTAACTACTAAATCTTCTCTGGCGTCACCGGCTTTGTTGGTCGAACCTAATATTGCCATGACATTTTGAAATGTGCCTGACTTTGATGAAAAAATTCTGTCTTTATATTCATCGAGTATTCTAACAAATTTTTTGGTCTCACTAACTTGTTGAGCCGGTGGTAATCCGATTAATTGTAATTCGGGTCTTCTTTCATATCTTAATACTGAATTCAAGTCGTGATATAAAACACAGAACGCATTGTAGTTGGTATTCAGTTTGTTAATTACCGAACGTCCTCTGTTTTCTAAATCAAAAATACCCGACATAGAACCTTCGGCGTATTCCCCATTCTCATACCAATTATCAGGAAACACTGACTTTAAAATTGACTCGATACCATAACGAAATGTGTTCTTAACTGCGGGATTGATATTAAAAATCATTCTTATCTCCTCAACTTTTTCTCTCGAACATCTTTCTGACTTACCTTCAGTGATAAGTTTTTTCATAACGGTGCTCTCGTTGATTTTTGTCTTGAGTTTCATTTCGTATAGTTTATTAACAAATTCCCAATTCACAACTTTCCAAAAGTTTGAAATGTATTCGTCTCGTTTGTTTCTGTATTTCAAATAATATGCGTGCTCCCAAAGGTCTAATCCAAGTATCGGATATCCACCACCCTTAACAACATTCATTAAGGGGTTGTCTTGGTTTGGGGTTGTTAAAATCTTTAACGTGTTTCTTTTTGTAAGAACCAACCAAACCCAACCTGAACCAAAACGTTCTTTTGCTTTTTCCTCAAATTGTTTTTTGAATTCAACATAACTACCAAAATCACTTTTTATTTTATCTAAAATCTTACCATTAGCTTTTTGTGTTTTTGGCGATAACATCTTCCAAAACAATGCGTGGTTAAATGCCCCACCGGCATTGTCTCTGACTGTTTTATTGAATCGACTAATTGATTTAACAATTTGTTCTAATTCTAAATCTCCGTAATCTTTTTTTGATAAAGCTTTGTTTAACTTTTCAACATAACCTTTGTAGTGTTTGTTGTAATGTACATCCATCGTTTCAGAATCGATGAATGATTTTAAGGATGAATAGGCGTAAGGTAATTTTTCAATACCTATGTTTTTCATTTCGGTGAGTAAAGTTTGACTCGACTCGACCTTTTCTTCTTTCAAAATTGATTTGGTTAAGGTGTCTATTTTTTTTTCTATGTTCTTCATTTGAAGCTTATTTTTCTATAAATAAGCCGAAGGTTAGAATTGTCTTACAGAATTTATCTTATTCATTATTTCCTCAACTATGTCACCGGAATTTATATTATCACCCATCACGGTTTCAATATTTTTCTTCTTGTTATTAACCATATCGTAGATTATTCCTTCGATTGTATTTTCAAATATCGGATAATAAACGGAAACTGAATTTTTTTGACCGTATCTATAAGCTCTATCTTCAGCTTGTGATAAATCACCTGGCACGAATGCCAAGTCGTTTATGATTACCGCTTCTGCGGCGGTTAGGGTAATACCAACACCTGCGGCTTTTAAGTTACCAACGAATACTTTTATCTTTTCGTTGTCTTGAAATTGGTCTACCGCATATTGTCTTTGAGCATTACTACAACTACCATCTAAAAATACAGCTTGTTTTCCGAAGTGACTGTAAATTTTATGTAATGTATCTGTAAAGTTTGTGAATATAATGACTTTCTTTCCTTGTTCTAAAATATTTTCAGCAATCTCGATTGTGTTATTAACCTTTTCATCGGCAATGACCTGTCTAACTTTCATTAACTTACTAAATTGTACGGTCAATGACCCTGATTCTTCTTTTTTGTTGTCATACCAATCATAATAATCACCCATCAATGCTTCGTATTGTTTTGACCTAACACGAAGATAAACTGGTGTAATAATCTTGTCAGGTAAATCCAACACTTCTGTCTTCAATCTACGTAAAACTTGTCTTGCTGTTCTATC